AGATTGACCAGCAGTAATAGTGCCTGTATCTGAAGTTGTGCCAATCGTTACTGCGCCTGTCAATGATGGTGCGGCACTTAATACTACTGAACCTGAACCTGTTGAAGTTGTTACCCCTGAACCGCCATTAAGTACTGGAAGAATAGTGCCACTAGGAGCTACTAATGTAGTTCCAGTTCCATAAACTGCTTTACCAGCAGGATAATCGCACCAAATATTTTGAGTACCTACGCTGAAATTAACAATTGAACCAGCATTAGACGAAGCTAATATAGTAGTTCGGGTTAAGGTTAATCCAGTTGCACCAATCGTGCCTAATCCCACTTCCCAATTTGAACCAGTTTGGTCAGCAATAGTATAATAAGTTGTATTATTTGCACCAATACCAGCAGAAAATGATTGATATTCTGTAACTGCACCTAATAATGTGACTATCCCAGTACCGGGTGCGGCACAAGTTTCTTGAACCCTATCCGCTAAAGTAAACATTTATTGCTCCAATCTTTCTTTATTCCAAGAATAATCTTTGTGAAACTTTCTTTCACCGCTTGCACATCTTCGGACATTATTAGGGTCAAAACCAGCATTTTTAATGGCTTCGTTAGTTCCTAAAATTTTTATTATTTCATTTGTATATCTATGGGTTCCGATATAACAATTTTTTAATTGAAAATTATGGCTTTTGAAAAAGGCACTCACTTTTTGCTTGTGTTCTTCAGAATGTTTATAAACGCCTTTTAAACCTTTATTCCAAGCAACTTGTCCTAAATGGGAAGTTCTTAATTTTTCTTTTGTTTTTTCATCAGGGATTTTTCTCTTGCGACCTTTTAATTTTGCGCTAATTTTTTCTTTATGCTCACTTGATAATACACGCCCACTTGTTCCTTCTCCGCCATTTGTTTGATTGCAGAGTTTATGCCCTAAATCCCGAAAACATTTAATTAATACCACTTCATGGTCTAATGCTTCTTTTTCGGTTTTCCAACTTGCAACTATTTGCACATTGGGTTTTCCATGTTTGGAAACAACATTATTCCAATATGCGCCCCTATTGTAAAATCTATACGCCCGTTTCCCCTTACCTTTCCCTATATAAAATAAGCATCCTTCAGGGGTATAGTGAGCGTATGTATAGAACATAGGGGCTATTTTATTAAGCTACCGCATCAATTTCATTTTGTTGAAAGTAGCGTTGTTGGTCATTACCGTCAGCATCTTTGTAACCAACTAAAACTGTTACTAATCCTGTTACTGGGTCAAAACCAAAACCATCAACTGTACCTGTAATTGCGGTTGGTAGAACTTGAACTACTGTTTGTCCGTTTGTAAAAGCCATGATGTTATCCTTATACGCTTAGAGAGTAAGTAACTTGAACTACATTGCCACTATTTACAGGCTGTGCGCCACCAGTAAATACGCCAGCCGATAATAATGTACCAGCAGTACTCATTAAAGTCGTTACTGCGCCTGTACCATAAGTAATGAAAGCACCTTGAATAGTACCTGCACCTGTCATTGTGTAGCTAACTGGAGTTGATGTTGAAATTGCACCAGCGGCGGCTGTACCGAAACTTGGAGCAATACGAGCGGCAAATGTAGGAGCATTAGTAGAACCAGCTTCTAACCAACCAGTATGTGAAGCCATTGTATCTGCGGCGGCTACCGCAGTAAATGATACTGAAGAAATCAATCCCATGTATGGACCGACAACGGTATAACCTGAACCAGTTAAGGTTGTTTGTAACATTAAATTCTTACCTACTGTAGCTACTACGTTATCAATAACTTGTTCCCAAAGTAATGAACCACCTACTTTATCGAAACATTTGAAAGTGTAAACACCTTCTGCTTGAGCTGATTCGCCTAAACCAGCAATGGAGCTGATTGACATATTTGCTGATTCAACAGCGTTTAGTTTATCTTTCATGGTCATTCCTCTAAATCAAAATTGATGATGGGCTTACAAATGCAACGACAATTTGGCAAGTCAGCAGGTAAGCCATACACCCTTGCTCCATACATATCCCCAATATAAGGTGGGTCATCAAAAGAATATTCATTCCCTGACATTCTGATATGTAATTCACGAGGTTCGTTGCCACCACCTGAATGAATCCAAATAAACTTCTTCACTCCTACAGCCTTCAATCTGTTTGTATTAACTGACTGAAAAACTTTGCGAGTTTGGTCTGATGCGACAAGTCTAGCATGGCGCACGTTACCTTTATATTTTTTTGTTAAAAAAGGTACTAAATCTTTCATGCCACGCCCAGTTGTAATGGAACGCATTACTTGACCTTGTACTTCATTCAAAAACTTATAAGGTATTAGCTTAATCAAATTAGCCGCTTCTAATGAGCTGGCTTTAATCACATCATCTAGTATAGCGTTACTATACGAGGTATCAATGCTTATATCAGGTAGCGAGTTTTTTAATGCAATATCGCTATATTTAAGAGAACGCTCAATCATACGCTCAGTAGCACTTTTGGCTACTTTATCAAATCTTGGCTTCCACTTACGCAATAGAGCGTTAAGCATAATTCTATATTGGCTGGCTAATGAAGCATCCATCGCCTGACCGTAAGTTTCACTCTTAGCTATCTTATCAAGTTGTCTTTGAATATCACGATACATCAATTCTAATTCATTGACAATGGCTTTAGCGTAAGCTGTGGATATGCCAACATTAGGTCGCAATCCTGCACCTATAATATTGTTAGCCTTTTTTAGCATCTTCTTCGTGACTTTTATCTATATCAGCCCACATTTTAATAACTTTAGGGTCTTTATGAAATTCAGCCATCATCTTATCTTGTTCACGTTCTAAGTCATTGGCATATTCAGCTAAATCACGACCATTCAATTCTTTTATAAGATTAGCTTTAGCTTTCTCAAATCTTTTATTTTTTTCACTTTGTTCACTCATTTAGTTGCCCTCTTTTAATTAAGAATAACTCCCATATTGCAGGATGAAGCCTATTTTTACCTTTCTCGTAATCTGACCAACGAGATTGAGTCGTGTAAATCAATGTGGCGGCTAATGATTGTGAAAGATTACCACGTTCATTTGTTATTTCTTCAGGAGTTGGCACGTAGCCGTCTACCCCTCTATTTCGAGTTTTCATAATATATCCATTTATGGTTTTTAACAGATATATTATTACACTTATTTAGTATAGAGTCAAGAGTCTTTCTCGCCTTGTAGAAGCATCTTCAATTTCTTAGCACCAACATCAATCTTTTTACCAGTTTCTTCACCATTAATTATTTCTTTTTTTACAATCTTTCCTTCTGCTACTAATTTTTTAGCATGAGTAAGAATCCTATTTCTTAGACCTTCAATTTCGTATTTAGGAACATCAGATAATTCTCCCATTACCATATTTTCTAATCCAACGCCTTTATTATTAATAACAGATATTTTCACTCTAGGATTATCTTTATAGTGTTCTTGTAATTCTTTAATATTAGTAGATGCTTTTATGTGAGCATCCATTAATGTAGCAATTCTTACAGTTCTTTCTCTTTTAAGATTAAGTAAGGTAGCAGTTTCGATTGGAGCGTTGGTATAAATAATATCCACATTGCCTTTAGTCAATTCAAGTGCATCATTAATTTTATCTGTAGCTGATTTGAAATTACCTAAAACGGAATCAAAAGTAAGAGCATCATCTTTAGCTCCTACTAATTCTTTAGCTACTTTCATTGCTTCAGATTTACCTGAACCACTACCGCCAGCCGTAAATAATGTTGGTGAAGTGTCACCATTGGCGGCTTTTTCTTTTAATGAATTTTTCCATAGAATTTTAGATAAAGTAGAGCTTGGTTCATGGACTGCCGCCGTTAGTGATTTATCTTTAAGAAAATAAGGACTTAATTCTTTAACTTTGTCAGGGTCTATATCATTGCCAAATTTTGCCTTATATTGAGCAATTAATTCAGGCAAATGTTTTAATATAGCTTCATAAAATTTAGTTTCTACCATTCTTTCTTTTGGACTAAGGTCAGGCGACCTTTGAAATCCATTGGCATCTATTAATGAATTTATTTTACGAGTATGTGTTGAAGGTTCATTTTTACTTTTCGTTGTAGCGGTTACTTCTTTTTTCTTGGCTACTAAATGTGATGGTACTTTATTCGCTAATGCTTCTTTAGAAGCTGGTGTAGTGATAGATGCTGTAGTCTTGGCTTGCGTATGTGGGTCTTGGCTTATTGCATGGATGCCACCTGAACCGAATTGTCCATTAGCCGCACGAGGATGGTCACTTTCATGGAATGTGGCTATATCTTGACCTGTTTGGCTTTCAAAATGCTTGCGGATAAGCTCACCACCTGCATTAGTACCTAAGTCATCAAAGTCACTATTGCCAGCCTTCTTCTTTAAATCTTCGAGAGAAACTTTACCGATTAACTCACTCTTATATCCACTTTCAGGAAATGAGTAAGCAATCCCATATTTGTTTTCTACTCTGCCAATTTTATTACCTTTAATAGTACCGCTGTAGGTAGCCCCTTCATATTTACCGTCTACATCCGTATCAGGAACAATGCGATAAGCATATACATGGTCAGGAGCGTTTCCTCTAGTCCGTGCGCCTTCTGAACTTTGTTGATTCATGATATGCAAAGCAACACCATTGGCATTGCCAGCATTACGATTCTCTAAGCCTTCACGTTCAGCTACACGATAAACTATGAAGGGTTCGTTAGCTTTAGGTGCTGGTGAACCATTCTTCTCACTACTTCCCTTAGAAGCTGATGCTTCTTTATGAGAAGCTGATTGAGATTTTGGGGATTTAGTACCACCAGCCCCCTTTCCAAATTGTCCGTTATTGGCTCTAGGATGTTTAGATTCTGCAAACTCAGCACTATCTTCAGCACCTAAATGGTCAGTTTCGTTTTCATCATCATTTTCAGCTTCTTCTTCAACTTCAGGAGCTTCGTTTTCTTCCAAACCAATCTCGTTATAGCCGCCTGTCTTATCGGTAGCAACACGTTGTCTTTCTTCTTCGCTAGATACTGCGCCAGCCGTAACCAATATCTGACCAGCTTGTGCTTTGGCTAGGTTAGTAGCGGCGAGTTCTTGTGCTGTTGGTGTATCTAATGGTAGCCAGTTAAGCGTTGTTTCTGCACTTAATTTAACACCTAGTTGTGGCTCAACAAATGACTTAATTACTAATTGATGATGTCTTTCAGCAAATGGCGTTAGGTTATGGGTTTGGATTGATTCTAATAACTCATGATAACTAGCTTCTTCATACTCACCTGAAGCTCCAAAACCTTTAGGAGAAGTACCAATCAACTTAGTAGCAGGTACGCCAGCGATTGCGGCAACCAATTGATATTGTGTCATGATAAGCGCATCAAAGTCAGCAAGTGAAGTATCAAATTGCTGAAACTCGTCACCTTCTTTATCGCCTAGCTTAACGCCATAGTTATCACGATACTGCGCCCATTGTTGTATGCGACTGATTGCGGAGCTAGTGTCAGCCATTACCGCTTCCATGTCTGTTAGCCATACGGTTGTACGCTTAGACATAGCAAGTTGTGGAGCTTCATTAGAGGTACGCTCTGCCGCATAGATACGTTCCATTATCTGTTGCGTTAGTGGAACACCACCATAGAGATATTGTGGCTTGAGAACATCTACTGGTTCTGCATGACGGAATATGATTAAATGCGAACGGTGTATTTTCTTACCGTTGATAATCCACCAAGTAGGTTCATAGAAGTGTAATGTATCAGGTTGGCTTGCTGATGGACCATCTAGCATTGGTGCTGTCCAGTATGGGTCTACTTGAACAATGCCTTTGTAACTGTTTGGAGTAATGCCATCAATGTTAAATGGTTTCTCATAATATTCTTTGTCAGTTGATTCAACTTTGAACATGGCAATACGAATACCAAAGATACGACCTTTACGAATAAACTCTCGCATATTCCACTCTAATTTCATAGAGCGGTCATAAGACTTCATTAGTTTAACTGCATCAGGTTCTAATTCTTCGCCATCAATTGAAACAATGTTGTAACCTTTGCGGATTGCATCATCGGCTGGCATTGCACACGCTTTGTTTACTAGCCAGTTTTGTGCAACGATACCGCACATTTGCGCCCCTATGAAGCCTTGCGATGCGTACCAAAAGACTACCGCATTAGATACGGAATTATTACCTGCATCATACATTTTAAATTCAGGATAGCCATCGCTTGAATCATCCATGCCGACATTCGCCATACGTGGATTGATTGCAGGATTGAATATAGGTTGTTTGCTTTGTATATCGGCAAGTAAATCGCCTACAGTAGTTTTGATTGTGTCTAGGTTTTCATCAGCATGAGTGCTAAATAGACTTTTACGAGGTGAAGGTTTTGTTTCCTCGACCTTAACTTCTTCAGATTTTATACCACGAAACCAATTTAGCATTGCATATCCTTTATCCGAAGAATGAGCTTTTCTTCATTTCGCTAGGCAAATTAGCCATTATAAAAGCATCAGCCAAGTTAGGAGAAGCCACATCACGTTTACCTAAATCTTTTTTGCTTTCAACTTTTACCCTGCCAGCATTATCATAATCACGCTTTGGTGTAGTCAATTCATCAATAATCTGATTTAGATTAGGCATATTACCATCAATGAATATCATATCAGAATCATCGAAAGCATGACCATTTCTAACAGCATTGTATGTATTTCTAAACCTGTCCGCTACTAACCACCACGCTTGCGCTTTGATGTTAGAAAAATAATCTTTGTTTTTAATGCCTGACCTAGCATATTGTATATCAGGTTTCGCTACTGTACCACCAGCAAAGAACTTTTGATGATTTACTTTTAGTCCATTGGTAGAATTTAATTCATTAATCTTAGAACCTACCATTGCACCAACACCAATAGCATCATATACGACTAATGCCTTTTCATCACGAGATTTAGTCCATACACGAGTACATGACTTCAATAGTTCATCTTCTTTAGCCTTC